GAGGTAGCCGAGCCGGTAGGCGGGTGCCGGGTGGGCGTGGACCCATCCGTGGCAGCCGGTGGTGCCGCTGCCGCACAGCAGCAGGAGGTTGGCTGGCTGGTGCAGTCCGGGCCATGGGTGGCTTCTGGGGCGTCGGTGGTGGATGCTGTCGCCGCTCCAGTGGGTGCCGGCGTCACGCCCGCATCTGGCGCATTTCCAGGCGTCGCGGCGTTGGACGAGCCGTCGGGTTCGTTCGTCGGGCTGGCTCATGGTCGTGGCTCCTTGGTGGTCTGGGCGGTCAGGTCGCGGATGGCGTCGAGGGCGGGGGTGCCGCTTTTGACGCTGGCCCAGAACGCCTGTTCGAGGCTGTCGGTGATGGGCAGTCCCGGGGATTGCCGGTGGATCTGGTCGCGCATCCATTGGCTGGTGATGCCGCGCCATTCGTGGTCCCGTGGCCGGTCTTGGGGCGTCCATGAGCGCCATTCGCCCGTGAGCCAGTTGGCGAGCAGGGGCGCGTAGCGCAGCGGCATGTCGCCGTTGTCGACGGCTTTGGCGTAGGCGAGGGCGGCGCCGTAGAGGGTTTCGGGCGTGGCGTCGGTCAGCGCCTGGCCGAGGGCCTTCCTGGCGCGCTCCCGGTAGGCGGGCTTGCCCATGGGCCCGGGCTTGGGGTATGCGCCGGCGATGGCCTGGAGGGGGTCGGCGCGGATGCGCGCCTCGGTGTCGGGCGTGGTGTCGGACTGGTGCCCGGCCGTGGCGTCCGGCCCGGTTTTGGTCGCGGAGGGGTTGGGGGTGGTAAGGGAAGGGTTAGGTATGGTATGGCCGGTTGCTTCGTTTTGCTGCGAAGCACTTGCTTCAGGTTTGCTTGAAGCACTTGCTTCGGTTTTGCTTGAACCATTTGCTTCAGGTTTGCTTGAATCGTCTGCTTCGTTTTGCTGCGGAGCATTTGCTTCGGGTTTGCTTGAAGCACTTGCTTCGGTCTTGCTTCGTCGGCTGCGTGCGGAGGCGAGGCCTCCGGCGCGTCCGGCCGCGGCCCGCTTGGCCCTGAGCTCGCCGTTCGCGCCGGTGAACTTCATGAGGGTCGCCGCCTCGACCACGATCCAGCGTCCCGGGCGCGCGGCGTCCTCGATCATGCCCGCGTCCAGCAGCTCGTCGACCTGCCGTCTGGTGCCCCTGAGGTCGCGCACCGTGGCGAGGTCGAACGCGCCGTCGAACGCGGGGTAGCGCATCTGCTCGGCCGTGAACACGCACAGGCGCACCCACAGGCCGAGCGCCGTGTTGCCGACCGCGCCCGGCCGGGTCTGCGGGTTGTGGTTGAGCCCGTCGTCGATGGACGTCCATGTCATGACTCGTCCTCCACGTGCGCGTACTTGCCGTCGAGAGCCCGCCTCTCGGCGTCGGACACGGGGTAGCCCAGGGTCTCGAGCGCCGCGTAGTAGGCGCGGGCCATGTCGAGCTCGTCCCCGTCCTCCCATGTGGCGGGGTCGGTGAACGCCTCGCATTGGGCGCACAGGACGAGCAGGAGCTCGCGGTTCGCGGCGCCTTCCGCGTCGCCGCGGCGGCGCAGCTCGGCGAGCATGGCGGCGCGGCCGGCGTCCCCGGGCAGGGGCGTGGCCGTGAGCTCGCCGTACGCCTTGAGGACCCGGTCGGGATTGTCCCATTGCGCGCCGCCGACCAGTCCGGTCCATTGGCCGGCGCCGGTCAGGGCGAGCAGTCCCAGGCCGGTGATGGCCCGGCGCAGCTGTCCGCCGTTGAATCGCGTGGCGTGGGCGCGGATCCAGTCGCGGCGCAGCCGTGCCGCCGCCCGGTCGAATTCCACGCGCCGCTCATGGTCGGCTCTCATCCGGGCCATGTCCCGTTCCCGCCGTTCGGCGGCCGCGTCGCGTTCGGCCCGCTGCAGGGCGCTCATGCGGGTGAACAGGACCAGCGTCCGGCCGGTAAAGCGCGCTATCGGCTCCGCCTGCGGGTGCCCGGCGATCCATGATTCCAGCCATCGCGCGAGCGCGTCCGGATTGCCTTCGCCCCATCTGGTGGCGTACAGGCATCCGTCGGGCGGCGTGTACGCCGGGCCTTCAGTGTCGTCGATGTCCACGCCAAGACCGGCCAGCGCGGAGCGTGCCTCGGTCCGCCATGCCTCGTCGCTCAGCCGTCGCGCGAGCATGTCGCGCGTCCAGTTCCAGTCGGTGGTGCCGGCCTTGGCCGCGAGTTCGGCCTGCATGCCGGGATGCCCCTCCAGCCCGGCCAGGTCGTCGAGCTGGGAGAGCGACAGTTGCGCGAACGAGTCCGCGGCCGCGTCGCGCACCTGACCGGGGATGCGCGCCAGGCGCAGCCGTCCGCGCACGAACGATTCGGAGCGGTCGGTCTTGCCGGCCAGCTCGCCCACGTCGGCGCCCAGGTCGAGGAGCCCCTGATAGCCGTCGGCCTCCTCCATGGGCGTCAGGTCGCGGCGCTGGCAGTTCTCCACCAGCATCAGCTCGCGTTCCGTCCGCTCGTCCATGTCGCGTATGACGCACGGCACGCGCTCCAGACGGGCGAGCCGGCACGCGGCCAGGCGCCGGTGGCCGATGACCACGCGGTAGATGTCGCGGCCGCCTGCCTTGTGGTCGGGGGTGACCACGAGCTGCTGCTGCAGCCCCTGGGCGCGGATGCTGTCGGCCAGCTCCCGCACGTCGCCCACGCCGGAGCGCGGGTTGTGGGGGTTGGAGATGAGGTCGTTGACGGGGATGTCCGTGATGGTGATGCTCACTGGTGCGGGTCACTGCTCCTTGGTCGTGCCCGGCCTGCGCCGGGGGTGTCGTGTCTTGCGTGCCAGACGGCGCTCGTGGTCGAGCCGCTGCCTGCCGTGCTTGCGCTTGCCCATCTCAGTCCTCCCCGATCTCGCCGGTGTCCGGGTCCACGCCCGGGTCGGGCCCGCCGCCGGTGGTGGGCAGGTCGCGCCACGGGTCCGCCAGGCTGCGCTCGATGTCGGCGCGCACCACGCGCTCGCGCGCCTCGACGGGGTAGTTGATGAGGTCGTCGACCGCGTTGGCGGCGTCGAAGATGTGCTGCGCGAGGTCGATGGCGTCGTACAGGGCGTCGGTGACGGGGTCGATGTTCTTGTATTTGGCGATGTACTCGCCCTTGGTGGCGATGTCGAGCATCCTGCTGGCGGCGAGGCGGAACGCGGCGGCCGCGTCCTTCATGCGGCTCGCCTTGGGCGTCAGGGCGAGCAGCATGAGCGGGGTGATCTCGTCGGGGATGAGCGCTTCCTGCACACTGCCGGTGTTCTTCTTTGTCATCGTGTGCTCCTTTCTAGAATTCGGGTTCCGTGCCGTCCTGCCCGTAGCCGTCGCCGGCCCACGGGTCGGTGGCGGCCGCGGCCTGCCCGGCACCGGGCGCGGCTCCGGTGTAGGCGGGTCGGTTGGGGTCGCCGTAGGTGGCTCCCGTGCCGTGGCCGGCGCCGGATGTCGTGCGCCGCACCTGCGCGTTCGCGTAGCGCAGGCTCGGGCCGATCTCGTCGACGGTCATCTCGGTCATGGTGCGGCTCGTGCCGTCCTGCGCCTGCCAGGAGCGTTGGCGCAGGCGTCCGCGCGCGATGACGCGCATGCCCTTGGCGAGCGTGGAGGCGCAGTGTTCGGCGAGGTCGCGCCACGCGCTGCAGCGCATGAACAGGGTGTCGCCGTCCTCGTAGCGGCCGGTCTGCCGGTCCCACGTGCGCGTGGTGGACGCGATGGTGAAGCCGCACACCTGCGGGCCCTGCGCGGTGGCGCGCAGTTCGGGGTCGGCGGTCAGGTTGCCGATGACGGTCACCAGGGTCTCTCCGGCCATCACGCCTCCGTCCCGTCGAGCGCCTCCGCGAGCCGGGCGAGCGTGGCCTTGCCGTCCACGGCGATCGCGTGGATGTCCTTCATGCCGGCGGCCAGCGCGTCGTATTCGATGCGCGCGAGACCCGCGTACGCGGCCAGGGCGAGGGCCCGCAGCCTCGCGGCCGTCGCCGCCTCGCCTCGGGTCGGGGATGGGTTGTGCGCGTGGAGTTCGAGTCCGGTCTGCTGCAGGGCGTGGCCGAGCCGTCCCTTGAGTTCGGCGCGCTCCCTGTCCGACGCCGCGCCCGTGGGGTCGGCGGGGGTGAGCGCGTCGGCCAGCAGCGCGATGTCGCACAGTTCACGGGCGGTGAACGTGCGGATGGGTGGCAATTCCGGTGTCATTTCGTCTCCTTGGTGGTGTCGGGTTTGCGTTTCCACAGGCAGATGGCCGATATCGTGCGCCGGCCGCGGTCGACGATCACGTCGCCGGGGCGCGGGGGCAGGATGGTCAGGGGCCATGCCCTGTTGCGGTTGAGCCGGGTGATGGTGTCGAGGAGGCTGTCGAGCAGCTGGCCGGCGCCCATGTGCATGCCGGTGCTGTCGAGGGGCCATTCGAACAGGCTTTCGCCCTCCTCCCGGCGGTCCCATCCGTCGTCCTTGTCGTCCTTCACTGTTTCTCCTTTCCGCCCCTCTCGGGGCATGCCGTTCGTCTTTGTCGGTGGTGGACGGCCGGGGAATCGCACCACGTCCCGGCCTTTGCCGCGCGTACATGACACCGCGCGATCTCGGCTCGGGGGCCACTTGCAGCCGTCCCCGCCCCTGTGCGGGGCTTGGGTCTCCCGTATCGCCTGCGGGGATCTCAGGCGGCTTTTCGCCCGTAGAGCCAGTCGGCGCGGCTGTACTTGTTGGCCTTGTCGGCGGCCTCCACGTCCTCGCGCCGCCAGCCGATGACGCGGCCGTTCTTCCGAACCGGCTCCGGATAGGGGCTGGGACGCTCCCCGGAACTCCACTTGTAGACCGTCGAACGGCTGTAGCCGGTATGCTCGGCGAGCTGCCTGACCGTGACCAGTCCCGACAGCGCGTTTGAAACCGTTGCACTCACGACGTATCCTTTCTCTTGGGTATTCCTTTCGGGCGGTCCCCGTGCCAGCGGGGACCGTCCTTTTTTTTTCGGCTGAAACCTTGTGGTTTCGTGGACGGCCCGGAATCGAACCGGGTCCCGGCCTTTGCCCCGCGTCATGACCCGCGTGATCTCGTCCGGGGGCTACCTGCGCCGCCCCATGATGCCGCGCCGGATAGGTTCGACCCCGCAGGGGTCCCGGCGCGACACCGGTTTGAGAACTCTTCAGTTATGGTTATTTGGTTTTAACGACTGACCTTTGTCGCCGGCCGCGCGTCGGAAGATGAAGAAGAAACGACGCCCGGCCAAGACCTATTCGCGCTCGGAGTCCTCCGGGAACAGCCACGGGGCATCGCTCGCGGCGAGCATCAGCAGCGGCGCGAAAGCGCACACCCCGCTCACGGCGAGCAGCAGCACCGCCACGACCGCCCCAATCGGGCGGGAGCACCCGTCATGCGAGAGGATCCACGCGAGCGCCGCGATGACGAGCGCGAGACCCGCCGTGCAGGATGCCAGCAGACAGAGCACCGGATAACGGTCGAGGAAACGTCGGGTGGCGGGGCGAACACCGGGGCCGGCAACGGGTGCCCCCATCGCTGTACCGGACCCCGCCGCCCGACGGGGCTTGATATGCTGGCCGTGAAGGTCATCGGCTCTCATTGGACGCCTCCCTTGTCTCGCGCAGGGCGCGGTTGATCTCCTGCTTGATGGATTGCAAGCCGCCCTTGGTGACCCTGACCGCCGTGTGCCCGTCGAGGGTGACCGCGAAGAGGCACGGGTAGCCGGCCGACTCCACTTGCGGGGTGCGCGTGACCGTGAACTCTCGGCCGTCGTTGTCGGTGAGCCGTGTCATCACGCCACTTTCTTATCGGCGAGCGCGGCGTTTTTTTCCGCACGCTCAAGAACTTTGTGGGGAGAAATCCCTAGGGATTGCGCGATGTTGACGAACTCCGTGAGGCGCATGTCTCCAGAGCGGAACTTGACATTCACGGTTTGCCTCGACTTTCCAATGACCTGCCCGATGTCCGCCTGAGGCACCTCGGCTGCGCGAGCCTCGCGCCTCAGTCCATCGACTGCCATCTCAGCGATTCTGTTTGAATTTACGGTCATGCTTAACAGTGTACGAATTTGCGGACATCTGTCAAGTATGAATTTACGGCGTGTCGCAAAATTCGGACATTTAACATTGAGGCATGGCAAGAACAGCGAGAATATGGAGCGATATAGATGTCGCAATGATTGACTTCTTCGCAGAGAAGAAGGCCGACGAGGGCAACCCATCGTTGCGTGTTCTCGCGGCAAGGCTCGGGATGAAACATACCCGCGTCGGGGACCTGTTCAACAAGACGAACGGTACTCCAACCTTGCAGGAATTCATCGACTTATGCCTAGGCTTTAATGTCAAGCCGTCAAATGTTTTGGACGAGGTGATTGCTAAAGCCGCGCGGGCCCGAGCTGAACGCACCGCCGATGAGGTGGCTGACCGAATCGCCGCCAATCCTGATGATTTCGACGTGGCCGCAAGCATCGATCCGCACAAGCGGGACGAAGCGAACACCCCTCGAGAATAAGGACAGGACCAATGGCCTCACTCAAGAAAACCGTGCAGGAAACACTGAGCATCAACGGGCTCGACGTCGCGATACGCGGCAACGGGGACGAAAACGACTACATTTCGCTCACCGATCTGGCGCGCGAAAAGGTCGGACCGGAAGGCGACCCGCGATTCGCAATCGGCAATTGGATGCGTCTGAAAGACACCATCGCGCTGTTGGGCATCTGGGAAAAGCTCAACAACCCGGATTTTAAACGTGTCGAATTCGACACGTTTATGGGTGAGGCCGGACGCAACGCCTTCACCATGACGCCAAGCCGATGGATAACGGCAACCAACGCCATCGGCATCCAATCCCGCCGCGGGCGCAATGGCGGCACATTCGCTCACGTGGACCTCGCCCTCGACTTCGCCGCATGGATCAGTCCCGAATTCCGACTCTACGTATTCCAGGAATACAAGCGACTCAAGAAGGACGAATCCAGTCGCCTCAACGCCGAATGGAACGAAAAGCGATTGTTCGCCGCCATGAACTACCGCGTCCACACCGATGCGATCAAGGACATGATGCCTCCACATCTGTCCCGCAACGACCAACGAATCAGATACGCACAGGAAGGGGACGTACTCAACATCGCCGTATTCGGCCGAACCGCAAGACAATGGAGAGACGCCAACCCGAACGCAAAAGGCAATATGCGCGACTACGCCAGTATCACGCAAAACCTCGTGCTGTCCAACCTCGAAAACCTTAACGCCGAAATGATTCGGGACGGCAAGTCCATCCGGGAACGGATGCTCAAACTCAACGAGATCGCACGTCGCCAGATGGAACTCTTCAACTCACATCCTACCGTGCGAAAACTCGAAGCCGAAGAGCACCACCATATAGAAAAACCGGAGGTGAATGAAAACGACGACCTACGCTGATTTGCTAGGGGAAGCCGAACTACTGGGTGTCGACGTCCGCGAGCGTTCACTAGGCAGCGATCTCGCCGGCTGCTACTACGACCCCAATCGTCTCATCATCATCGACGAGACGCTACCCGACTTCGCCCGGCGTTGCACGCTCGCCCATGAGCTCGTGCATGCGAGATACCACGATCGAGGCTGCGACCCGAACGGGTCAAAAGCCGAGAGGAGAGCCCGGCGTGAAACCGCGCTCCGACTCATCAACCCGACCGAATACGCGATCGCCGAACGCATGTACGAAGGGGATAGCTATCTCATCGCCCAAGCGCTCGACGTGACCGTACAGGTCGTGGAAGATTACAAGGAAATGCTGCACGACAGTGTGGCCGTATAGAGAAAGAAGAAAACAATGAAGAAGTCAATAGCATTGCTTGCGGCGATGATACTGCTCGCCGGACTGACCGCCTGTGGAGGAAACGACACGGCTTCAGACGCGCCGGCCAAAACGGACGGCACGTCAAAGACCGAGACCAAGAAGGAGGAGCCCAAGCCCCAGCCGGCCGACCTGACCGGCACGTGGAAGCAAACCAACTCCAACGACCCGAACTCATACATGGAGGCCACCATCAGCGGCGACACCATCGAGGTCAACTGGATCGGCACCAACACCAAGAGCCTCTACTGGAAGGGCACCTATCAGGCCCCGACCAAGGCCGGCGACTGGAAGTGGATCAGCCAGGGCGACACCGAAACTATGGCTCAATCCCTGCTCGCCTCGCAGGACGCCACCAAGAACTTCACCTACAGCGAAGCCAACGGCGTGAGCTGGGAGACCACCGCGCTCGGCACCACCATCACCGTCAAAACCACCAAACAATAAAAAATGCCCTATCGGTCTTACACACCGATAGGGCGGTTGAAGATCCAGCTAGTTCAAGAAAGGAGGACGCTTCGCCTTTCATCCTACACGGGGCGAAGCATACCCGAAAATGCTAGAACAACGTCGGCTGTTCGCCAACACCGCGATGCTCGTGAACCTTGTCGATGGACACATACCGTGTCGTGAGCCGGTTATTCTCGTCCAACGCCTTTTCCACACGCATGTCCACGCGATAAATGTCGTTGGCGCGCATGGCCTCCTCACCGTCGAGCACACGCTTCTTAAACTGCTCGTCCGCCAAGGTGACGAACTGCGTCTTGATGCCATCGGTGATGCGCCATTTTCCGTTCTCGCGGAAGGACACGTCCAACGCCTGGATGACGATTTCCACGGTATCCTCGGTACGCTCCTTCTCCTCGGGATCGTAATGGGAGATAGCGTCGGCTTCCTCCGTGTTCACAGTCTCGTCATGCACTCCGGACTGGAATTGCACGAGATCGACACCGTCGTCCAACGTCGGGGCGATCACGCCTTTGATGGCCTTGATAAGCTCCGGGTTCTTCAACGCCTCCGCAGAAGCCTTCAACTCACGCATTCTCGAACCGTCCGGGAAAGTCATATCCAGGAGGTCGAGCCCGTTCTCGTCCTTGCCGGCATCTTCCACCGTCGTCGGCTTGAAATGGGCGGCGAATTTCTTGGCGAGCTTTACAGCCCCGAAATATATAGCCATCAGGCCGGATGCGTTGACTATCGCGGTCACGCCATTACCGGTCAACAATCCCTCTGCCTCGTTGACGAAATGGAGCAGCAGGTCAATGGTGAAGGATCCCTCACGGGTCGCCTGTGCGTTGAGATGCACGCGAGCCTCGGGAGCCACGTCTTTCTGCATGATGTCGAATGCTTTGGCGAGGGACAGCAGTGCGGGTGCGAGCTGTTTCACATCCATCTCGTGGGAACGCAGGGCCTCACCGTCATAACGCACATACAGGGTATCCGCTTCGGGGCTTTGCCTGACATCAACGCCACGACCGTCGGCGGCAAGTTGCATTTGAGAACCGGCATCGTTCGCATGGATATTCTCTTGGCTCATCATTCCTCCCGCACCGTTTTGTAGGTGCACCAATCGTAACCGGACAACCTTAACAGGACATGAAGAAAGGTCATCAGATGGCGAACGTCACCAGATACAATACCAGCAAAGGCGAGACACGATGGCGCGTGAGGTATCGCAAGCCCGACGGCACGCAAACCGACAAGCGTGGCTTCAAACGCAAATCCGATGCCGTGAACTGGGCGGCGGAGCATGTCACGATAGCCAAAGCGAGGGGAGCGTACATCGACCCGCAGGACGCGAAGACCACCGTGGGGGAGCTGGCCGGCGCGTGGTTGGATGCGAAGCGCACACGAGTCAAACCGAGCTACATGGACGACCTGGAGGACTCATGGCGCGTCTGGGTCAAGCCCGCATGGGGAGACGTGCCCATCGGCATGGTGACCAGAAACGATGTGCAGAAATGGGTTACTGACATAGCGCCGCAGCGCAGCGCCAGCGTCACATTGAGGGCATACGGCATCCTCGCCGGGATCCTCGACAACGCCGTGCGAGACGGCATGATCCACGCGAATCATGCGCGCGGGGTGGAGCTGCCGCGCAAGAAGACCAAAAGGCATGTGTACCTCACCGCGCCCCAGCTGTACTCGCTGGCCGGTGAATGCGGCTGGCGTCGCGACATCATCCTCACACTTGGACTGTGCGGCATGCGCTGGGGCGAGCTCGTGCCCCTGCGCGTGCGCGACGTCGACCTCGACCGGCATCGGATCATGGTTGACGTGAGCGCCCCCATGGTCGGCGGCAAGGTCACTCCGGGGGACACCAAGACCCACGAGGGACGTAGCATCATGTACCCGGCCGTCCTCGACCGGATCATGCACGACCGCTGCGAGGGGCGCAGACCGGACGACCTGCTCTTCGAGGCTCCCGGCCGTCCGGGCGTGTATCTCAAGGAGTTCGGCGCGGCGTCCAGCGGCGACGGATGGCTCGCGTCCGCGCTCCGGCGCGCCGGCATCAGCGGGCACTTGACCCTGCATGATCTGCGGCACACGGCGGTGAGCCTCATGGTCAGCTCAGGAGCCAACGTCAAGGCCGTGCAAAGACAGATCGGGCACAAGAGCGCGGCGATGACGCTCGACACCTACGCGGATCTGTTCGAGGCTGATCTGGACAAGCTCGGCGAGCGCATGGGCGAGATGCTGCTGCGTGAGAGTGTGGGCAAAATGTGGGCAGACGATACGGCGGAGGCCGCGTAATCTGCACGGGAGTAGGGCTGTCGGGTTTCCCTTTTGCGGGTTCGACTCCCGTCATCCGCTCCGCCACTTTCCGCTCCCGCTGGCGGGAGCTGGCTCGCGTCAGCGAGACTGAGGGTGGTTTTCCACCTATCAGATAGCTACACGTGCCAGCTCCAGCAGGGGGGCTCAGTTACCCGCGTCCCCCCCGTATCTCCCGCGTCGCCGGCCATCTTAATCAGCTGCTCGATGGTGACGAACTCGTACCCCTGCTTCTTGAGATCGTCGATGATGCCGGGAAGCGCCTCGACGTCCTGCGAACGGTCGCCGCCGCCGTCGTGCATCAGCACGATCGCCCCGTTATGCGCGCCCGTCATCACGGCATCATGAATCGCCTTGGCTCCGGGACGCTTCCAATCGAGCGTATCGATATCCCACAGCACATTCATGTCGATCAGGTCGGACGTCTCCTGCCACTGCTTCTTGCCGAACGCCCCGTATGGCGCCCTTAGCACTTTCGTTACATGCCCGGACGCCTTCTTCATGTTCGAAAACCCGGCGATGATTTCAGCGCGCAACGCGTCGCGGCTGAGTGTCGGCATGTCCGGATGCGTGTTGGAATGGCTCGCCACCTGATGTCCCTCCTCCAGCATGCGTTTCTCGGCGTCCGGGAACGACAGGCACTCCTCGCCCACGTCGAAGAACGTGGCCTTGACGCCCTTCTCCTTGAGGATGTCCAGGATCGGGCCGCTGTATTTGCTCGGCCCGTCGTCGAACGTCAGCGCGATGACCTTCTTCCCCTCCGGACGCGGGTTCAACGGCACGACGATCGTGTCCTGCGGCTCGACGGTGACGCCTTTGTCCACATGCTTGCCGGAACGTTTCCCGACCCAGTATTCGTGCACGCCGTCTTTCCCGGCCTGCTTGAGTATCTGTATCGAGCCACCTGCGATGTCGATGCTTTCGCCGTGCGGCACGGTCTCCTTGCTCACGGTATGGTCTTCGGTCACATCCTCGCCTGACGTCACCATCACCATGCCATCCTGCGGGATCGTCGTGCTGTCGATTGCATCCCGGCGCACGGCAGCGCCGTTGATGCTGACGACGATCGGTTTGCCGGCATGCTTCTCGATCATGTCGCCGGCCACGTCGACCAGATTGCCCGGATGCGCGTCGAAATCGCCATTGTCGCGCAGCAGTCGTCCCAACGTCATGTCGACGCTGACTTTCATGGAAGTGCCGTTTACCGTGATCGGTATCTGCCGCCAATGCCGGTCCCACATCCACCAGCCACCGACACTGCCGCCGGCCAACGCCAATATCACCAGAATGGCGACGAATGCAATCAGCCGATGCCGTCCCCTGCCGCGCCGCCCGTTATCGGGGCCGGCATCGTACTCGCCATATTCGTTCCCGCGCGTCTTCCCCGCCCGGCGCACACTGTCCCCAAACGACAGCTCTTCAATGTACTGCGGTTCTTTTGTCACGTCCTAATTTTACGGAGGTGAAGATGGGAGAAAGGTGAGGAACGGGCCGCGGCGTGCGGAGGCGATGGATTCCGCCCGGCGGCTCCGGCCGGAGTAGCGGTGGTGCCAAATGTTGCATGGTCGCGGGATAATGCAGGTATGACGATTGCAACTGCCGAACGATACGCTGAAATGCTGGACGCTGCGCGCCGCGGCGGATATGCCTACCCGGCGATCAATGTGACGAGCTCCCAAACGCTGAACGCTGCGCTGCAG